CAGCAACTGGCGATGCAGCGGGCGCAAGCCGATATTGCCATTCGTCCGAACCCGCTGACGCAGCCCTCCGCACCGCCGATGGGCGACGCCGCGCAGATGCTCCCGCCGCAGGTGCCATCACCAGAGATGTCCCAGCAGCCGCAATCTGAGGGGATGCCTGATCCCTCACCACGATACTAAGGAGCCGTATGCCTACTGTCACGAGCCAGAACAAAGCGGCGTTCGACGAGGAGTTTTACGAGACGCGAAAAGATCGCCATCCTAAGCCCAAGAAGTCGGACGAAGCCCCGTCGTTGCCCAGCCCTGATATGGGGGAATGGATGAAGCGGTACGAGGCGCACAAGAAGGAAGGGCGACACTTCCATAACTTACTTCGCATGGCGGCGTTGCACGGGGACTCGGCAGCGCACGACTCGATCATGGATCTCTACGAGAAGTATGAGTACATGGAGTCGGTACCGAAGAGCGCAAAGAAGACCTTGCAAGGCTTCCATGATGTGTGGTATCCGAAGATTGAGAAGATGACCTAACGCTGCATCATGCAGCTTCCCAACCCGTCGGGCTTGACGGGGGACAATTCGTGAGGCAACTCATGGCGAACGAGGAACGGTTAGCGGCGCAAGTGGTCACGGGCGACACGAAAGCCGCCTTTGTAGAACAACGGTTGGGATTATCCACCCCTGAGACTCCAGCACCTGACGTACCGGCACCGGTGGTCGATGCGACTGTTGAGGCTGCACCGGCAGAGCCAACAGCGGAGGCCGAAGCGGATGTGGTCACCTTACTCGATGTCGTCGCAGAGGTAAAGGACAGGGAGCCGAAGACCAATCCAAAGTTAGAGCGACGATTTAGCGAAATGACGCGGCAGCGCGAACAGGCACGGGACGAAGCACGGCAGGAACGCGAAAAGCGGGAGCAAGTGGAAGCGAAAGTGCGGGAATTGGAATCCCGCCTGACGCCTACCGTGGTGTCCGATGACGAGGAACCCAGGCCGAGTGCGTATCACGATGCCTACGAGTATGCCAAGGATCTCTCGGTGTACGCAGCCAGCAAAGCGTTGCGGGATCGGGATCAGCAACAGGCGATGGCCCAGGCACAAGCACAACGCACCGTGTTGATGCAGTCGTGGGCGACACGCATTGAAGAGACGAAAGCGGAACTCCCGAATTTCGTCGAGATGGTCGAGTCTTCCGATATTCGGATTAGCGACCCTGTGCGTGATGCGATTTTAGAATCTGAGGTCGGGCCGAAAATCCTGTATCACCTTGCAGAACATCCAGAGGTGGCAGAGAAACTCACGAGGGGGTCGATGATTACGGCTTTGCGTGAGATCGGACGGCTGGAAGCGCAGTTGACACAGACACACGAACGACCAGAACCGGTGAAACCGTCGCTGAAAAGCAAGGCACCGGCTCCTATCACTCCACTCCGGTCGAACGCGGGCGGTGCGGTCGCGCACGTTGACGCTGATGGCGAATACCACGGCAGTTTTCAAGCGTGGAAGCAAGCCCGTTTAGCCGGTAAAATTCGGTAAAGGAACATTATGTCGAACAATCTATTGACCATCAGTAAAATTACAAACGAAGCCTTGATGGTACTCGAAAACGAGTTAACCTTCGCAGGGCAAGTGACCCGTGAGTACGATGACCAGTTCGCGGTGTCAGGAGCCAAGATTGGCAACACGCTGAACGTGCGTCGTCCAGGGCGGTTTATTGGGACATCTGGCCCCGCGTTGAACGTCGAAGACTTCAACGAAACCTCCATTCCGGTGACCCTCTCCACGCAGTTCCATGTGGATACCCAGTTCACCACGCAGGATCTTGCGCTGTCGTTGGATATGTTCAGCGACCGTGTCTTGAAGCCCGCGATTGCCGCGATTGCCAACAAGATCGATTATGACGGTCTGATTATGGCGAAGAACAACACCGCCAACATTGTTGGAGTTGCGGGCACCCCGCCGACCAGCTTGTTGACGTACCTTACGGCTGGTGCCTACCTCGATAGCGAAGCGGCTCCCCGTGACGGGAAGCGGTCGTGTACGGTGGAACCCTTCACCTCAGCCACGATTGTGGACGCACTCAAGGGTCTGTTTGTGCCGTCCGATGTCATCTCGAAGCAGTACAAGAAGGGGATGATGGGCCGAGATTCAGCGGGCATGAACTGGTACATGGATCAGAACGTGGCCTCGCAGACGTTTGGATCGTATGCGGCCAAGACGTTGGCGACGAACACCGCGACCTTTACGGGTTCGCTCACCACGGGCTGGGCGTCCAGCTCGACCATCACGTTGGTGGCTTCTGCATCGTCAGCGACGTTGAACCAAGGCGATATCATCCAGATTGCTGGGGTCTATGCGGTGAATCCGCAGAACCGTCAAGCGTATGGATCAGGGAAGCTCCGCAACTTTGTGGTCACCGCGACCACGGCGGTGGCGGGTAGCCCTGGTACCTCGATCATCGTCTCTCCCGCGATCATTACGGCGGGACAGTTCCAGAACGTCAGCGTCACCGCGACCTCCGCGACAGCGGTGGTCACACCGTTTGACAAGCTGGGAACAGTGTCCCCTCAGAACCTCGTGATGCACAAGAACGCCTTCACGTTGGCGACGGCTGATTTGGAGTTGCCCGATGGCGTCCATTTTGCGGGTCGCGCCTCCGATAAGGAGATCGGCCTGAGCATTCGCGTGGTGCGGCAGTACACCATCAACAACGATTCGATCCCGACTCGTTTGGATGTGTTGTACGGCTGGGCCCCGTTGTATCCTGAATTAGCCTGTCGCGTTGCGGCCTAATTTTTTTGATTATAAAGGAGTAGATTATGAGTAATCCTGGCCCAGCATCAGCAACCACCGCACATTATCTGATCGGTGGGGATAGTACCGACGGCACCGCCATTGGCATCAATGGTGGGCCAGTTGGCTTTTTCGGCGTGACTCCTGCGGTGCAGCAGACTGCCTCCGCAAGTGTTACCACGGTCACCGCAGGATCGACGACCAATGTGTTTGTCAATACCAGCTTCGATGGTGGTATTGGCACCACGGCCTACACGGTCGGTGATGTGGTCAAGGCTCTCAAGAATCTTGGCCTCATTGCTTAGTCGCCACGAGGGGGAGGGGGATTGTCCCTCTCCCCCGTTTTTAGCAAAGGAATTTCCATGACTAACACACAAACAATACGACTTAGCGGTCAAACATTTGCGCTTGCTCTGACGTCGTCGGCGTCGTCGGCACTTGAAATTACGGCTACGACCAACGATCAGACTACATATGTGTCGCTTCTCAACACCGGCACGGGCGTGGCGGCGATTGAATTCTCGACCACTTCAACGGTGCCCACTCCTGCGATTGCGAGTAGCGGGAACGGTGGCTCATTTGTCCTTGCGCCCTCGATGCAAATGCCGATTGTGCTGGCGTGTCCTCGTGCGCCATTTTATATCAAAGGCATTTCGTCTGGCACGAATGCGCTTTATATTACGGCTGTCCAAGCGGGGTAACGATGAGCAACAACACCGCCTCCACCACGACGCAAAACATTGTCCCAGTGCAAGGGCTGTTTGAGCCTGAGCCTACGTTCGCGCTGATCTCGCTGATCGGCCCAGCAGGAACGGCGTTCACCCCTCCGATTAATCCTATTCAGTCTGGTCTTACTATTACGAACAGCACTCTGGACTCGTCGGTGATCGGGGGCACGACTCCTGCGGCGGCAACGTTTACTGCGCTGGTGACGCAATCAGGTACGGTGGCGAATGCGCCGGTGTCCTCCACGGATTTGACGAATAAAGAATATGTCGATGCGGTAGCGCAAGGGCTTGACATCAAAGCGTCGTGCGTCGCGGCGACCACCGCGAATCTTGCCAGCCTCTCAGGACTCCTGACCATCGATGGCATCGTAGTCTCTGCGGGAGATCGCGTCCTCGTTAAGAATCAAACGAGCAGTCAGTTTAACGGCATTTATGTCGCTGCGGTAAGTACATGGTCGCGTTCGCTCGACATGAATGTGTGGAGCGAAGTCCCTGGAGCGTTTACCTTTATTGAGTCTGGGTCGACGCAAGCCTATAGCGGCTGGGCTGCGGTTGGGCCGAATGTCGGCACGATTGATGTCACCGCGATGACCTGGGTACAGTTTTCTGGCGCGGGTACCTATAGCGCAGGGAACGGGCTGTCCTTATCTGGCACGACCTTCTCCGTCCTCCCTGATGGTACGACCTTAACAACGTCGGCGGGTGGTGTGCGTCTCAGTGCAACGTATCCTGGACAATCCAGCATTGTCACGGTGGGCACGGTCACCGCTGGTACCTGGAACGGTTCGACGGTCGCGGTGGGGTACGGCGGGACGAATGGCACAGCGACTCCGACGGCGGGCACAGTCGCGTATGGCACTGGCTCGGCCTACGCCTTTAATGCGGCGGGTAACTCTGGGCAGTACCTCACCTCTGCGGGAAGCGGTACCCCCACTTGGACAACGGTGTCGTCAAATATTGGGCAGACCGGCTATTGGGGATCGTTTTGGGACACGACGGCGACGCAAAGCGGAAGCGTCTCGGTCGGCACCGAGATTAAAATGGGGACATCCGATGCGGCCAATAACGGCGTCTCGGTCGCGGTCAATGGGAGCGGGGATGCCACACGGCTGACGTTCGCCCATGCCGGTGTCTACACGGTGCAGTATTCGATCCAGTTCGTCAATACCAACACTACCATTCACAACGCTAATGTATGGCTCCGTCAAAACGGATCAGATATTGCCGATACGAACACGGTGTTTGCTATCCCTGGAAAGCATGGGGGGGTTGATGGTGCGCTTGGGGTCGAAGTCGTGTATGTCCTCAACATTGCGGCCAGCGACTATGTGAACTTCATGTGGCTTCCTGAGTCAACCGACGTCAAGGTCACCACGATTGCGGCCAGTGGAAGCCCTGCGATCCCTCGCACCCCTGGCATTATTGTCACGGCGACGGCGGTGACGCAGATCGGCATCGGCTATGCGGGATTGACCAGTACCACCTCGCTCCTAATTGCGACGGGTGCCCAAGTCCTGACGACGAATCTCGATGCGTCAAGTACGGCCTTTACGGTAGGGAGTCGCGTCCGTATCGCCTATGCGACCAACACCAACTATTTTATGGAAGGGATCGTCACGGCGTTTAGCGGCACGACCTTGTCGGTGACCGTCGATGCAATCGGCGGCACCGGCACCTACGCGAATTGGACGGTGTCGATTGCAGGGATGGTGGGATCGAGCGGCGTGTCGAGTCTAACCGGCACGGCAAGTCAAATCACGGTCAGTCCTCCTGGGACGGGTGCCGTGACCCTCAGCCTTCCTGCGACGATCAATGTGAATACGTCGGGCAATGCCACGACTTCAACGACGGCGACGAATGTGGCGTCGGGGTCTGCGGGATCGCTCCCTTATCAGAGCGGAGCCTCTACGACCGCGATGCTGGCGATTGGCACGGCGGCTCAAGTCTTGGTTGTGGATGGAGCGAGTGCGCCCTCATGGGTCGCGCAATCGACGCTGGCCGTCGGATCGGCGACCACGGCAGGGAGTGCGACCACGGCGGGGAGTGCGACCACCGCGACCACGGCGACGAATGTGGCGGGAGGGGTCGCAGGGGCGGTGCCGTATCAATCAGGCGTCGGGGCTACAGGGATGACCGCAGCGGGCAGTTCTGGGCAAGTGTTGACCAGCCAGGGTGTCTCTACGCCCACCTGGACGACTCCATCGGCCTCGGTGACGGTCAGCGATGACACCACGACCGCCGCCACCCGCTATCTGACATTCTCAAGTGCGACGTCTGGCTCACTTACGACGATTTATACAAGTTCCACCAAGCTGCAATACGATCCCTCAACGGGTGGACTAAGTGCGATTACGTTGAGCGGGTCTGGAGCTGGGTTGACCAGCCTTCCCGCAGGGCAACTGTCTGGCACGATCCCGACGGGGGTGCTGGGCAATTCGTCATTGTATGTCGGGACGACCAGTGTGGCACTCAATCGCGGCAGTGCGTCGCAGAGTCTGACGGGGATCAGTATTGACGGATCGGCGGGCACGGTCGCGGTGACGGATAACACCGCCTCTTCCGCCACATGGTATCCGGTGGTGTCAGCGGCGAACACCGGCAATAACGCGATGACCACCAGTTCCACGAAGCTGTCATATGTCCCCTCGACCGGTGTCCTCACGGTCACGGGCGGGATCAGCGGAGGGACATTCTAATGGATTGCGATTGGAGCATTCTCTCGACCGCCGTGTCTGCGGAAGGTGTGGTCATCTCGGCGCAGTATCGGTGCATTCTGCGAGGGCATCCTGACATTACCACGGAAGGCTGGTGGGGGTTTGCCGATGCGACGGCTCTCCCGCTTGCGGTGGACATGACCGAAGCGACCTTGCTCGACCGTGTCAAGTGCGAAGCGATGCGTGACGGACGGAACGTGATTGAGTCGGGACTGCTGTCGCAGCAACAGGCTCCTGCGAGTCTTCCTGCCCCGTGGAGGGCGCAAACCTTTACTGTAGGATCGTAACTATGGCACAGTCTGGCTCAACCCCGATTCAGCTCTACTCCAGTACCACCGCGAGTGCGGCTCCGTCGGCGGTCAATCTTGCGAACGGAGAACTCGCCATCAATATCACCGATGGCAAACTCTACTACAAAGACAACGCAGGAGCCGTCCAAACCATTGCCGTGAAGTTACCCCTTCCCGTGGCGAACGGTGGCACCGGATCGACGACCGCAGCGGCGGCGAAGATCGCGCTGGCCGTGGTGACCGCCGCGACGGGTTCACAAGTCGTCCCATCTGGCACGACCGGACAGCGCGATGGCAGTCCTGTTGCGGGATACTTTCGCTACAACACCTCGACCAGTTCGTTTGAAGGCTACACCTCAGCCTGGGGATCGGTCGGTGGTGGTGCCACGGGAGCCGGTGGCGATACCGTGTTCCAAGAGAATCAGTTGATTGTGACCACCAGCTACACTTTGACGACGGGGAAGTCCGCCATGTCGGTTGGGCCAATTACGCTGAATTCGGGCGTGGTCGTTTCTATTCCCAGCTCTTACAGATGGGTTATATTGTGAAGGAGTACCTATGAGTTCAACCATCAGCGCAGGTACGACAGCGGGAACCGCCATTGCGTTTTCAGGCGATACCTCGGGGCAACTCGTCCTTCAGACGAACGGCACCACGACCGCCATGACGATCTCCACAGGGCAAGTGGTCACGCTGGCCCAGCCATTGCCTGTGGCGAGTGGCGGCACGGGTGTGGCAACGAGTACAGGGTCAGGAGCGGTCGTCCTCGGCACCTCCCCGACGCTGGCGACCCCAACGTTTGACTCGGCACAGTTGGCGACCGTGTCAGGCACCGC